GTGGATGAAAGAATATTTACTATGCGGTTCTATTGATATGGTATTCTTTAGTAAGAAACTGAATGGTTATGTCATTTATGATTGGAAACGTTCAAAAGAGATTAAAACAAAGAATGAATTTGAAACTGGTTATGCGCCTCTAGAACACTTGCCAAATGCGAACTATTGGCACTATACTCTTCAGTTGAATATATACAAATATTTCTTAGAAAAGTTTTATGGATTAAATGTTGTTGATTTATGTTTAGTAATTCTCCATCCTAATAATAAAAACTATAGACTTATTCGTTTAAACATGTTAGAAGATGAAGTTGTTTCTATGTTAGAATGTCGTAAAAGAGCTCTTGATATGAAAATAAATAAATCAATTGTTCTTCCACTTCCTGCATGCGATTTTATTGAGGAAGAATAATAGTAGGTATGTCAGAATAGTTCAAATATATATCAGAACTACTATTTTTTACAATAAATCCAGTTTTTTTTGGCGTAATCAATAAAATAATACTCTGTTGTTTATTATCTATTGTTGTAAATCTTCGTATATTGAATGGTTCTACTAATGTATTTATTTGAATAATATACTTCTTTATATCTTTAGTTATTCCTATTAATTCTTTAATATTAAATGTGGGTGATGTCCCATCATATTTAATATCTTTATTATTAACCCCTAAATAATCTAAAATAGGATTCAAAGATGATTGTTCAGTTACAACTAGAAATTTTAATTCTGATTTATCAGTTAACTCTAAATATGCACTTACATTTCGAGGTAGTTCATATAATTCATCTTCTTCTTCTTTTTCAGTAAGTTGCCCTGATGAGAATTCTTCAAAGAATTTTGATGCTTCAGATTTGCGTGTAACAGAACCGCTGCGTAGAAGTTCTGACCATTCTAAACTATTTTCTGGTATAATATACTGGTCTTTAATAAAAATAGGCTCATTTAAAAAGACTAGTTTAGAAACTTTATTTTCAAAAATTTCTCTCCTATGTTGAGAAAAACGAAGAATCTCATCAAATAAACGTAGCATAAGTAGATTGGCCATATTTACATTTTTATAACGTTCTTTGACATGAATTTTACATCCAGAATCTTCAAGCCATACACATTTATCAGAACATGTAGATTGAGGTTGAACAGTACAGTCTTTACGCAGAACAGAAACCATCTGATTACTATTCTCTTTTATGCTAAACCAAGAAAGAACTATTTTTCCTAATAGTATCATCATACGTTTTCGTTTTTCATTCAAACTCAAGTCAATTCTATTTATAATATCATTTTCTAAACGATCTTTAAAAGATGAACCATATTTTGCTACAAAGTTTCCAAATGTAATACGTAAGTGTTCATAAATTTCATTTATTTCTCTTTCAGCTAATATTTGATTATTTAATCCTACTACTTGTTCTTCACCTTCAAAAAGAATTGCTCTATTTATAGTCCATTCAAAATCGCTTATCATAACTTGTTTAATATCAGACGATACAGTTGTAGATGGTTTGATTGGAACAGTCAGTTTGTTCTGTAAAATAATTGCTACAAATTCTTGAGATGATCTATTTTTAGCGATTGCCACAGGTTTGTAACGAGGGTAGCGAACTAGGAAAGGTAATAAATACTTGTTATATATACGAACTGTATTTTCAAAGCTTTCTAATTTAATTTCTTCATAATTCAAATATAAATGTTCCATCACAAGAATACCGTCATCAATTACAGGTAGTAATACTTGATAGTTTTTGTCCGCGCGTTCTTCTTCGCATACAATAGCAGCTACATGATTATATGAATCTCTTAATATACCACGTATTGAAAAGTTGGGATATTTTTCACTCACGTTAAATAGTATACGTTTTGCATAACTTAATGGGATTAAATTATCAGAATCTACCTTAGTTTGTGATGTGTAAATTGTTCTGCCAGGTCCAGAACAGATTTTAGAATAATCAGATACAAGTTTTGTAACAATATTAGGCCAAGATTTATAATATTTTTTATTAAATAGAAGTGTATAAGGATCTATAACTGTAAGTGTTGTTACTATATTATTTATGTAAAATAGTGGTTCCCAAATACCACTATAATGATGAAATAAGAATGCAACATCGTTATTTGTTTGAATATCTGCATTATAACCATATGAAGGGCATCTTATTGATATAGTATTATCTTCATTCATATCAATTACAATAAATGTTATACCAGAACGAGATAACCCTTGTTGTAGAGGAGATGTTTGTGAGAAAAACATAGCAAATTGCCTATACTCTTTTACAGTTTCCTCTGATATTAACCATCTTGTAAACGCAGTATAAGATTTATAAATACGTTCAATTTCAAGAGCATTATTATCACTATAATTAATATTTAGCTCTTCTTTTGCCCATTTTTCTAATCTCTGTGTTGGTAATGATTTATCTGTTGGAGAATAGAATTCTAACATAAGATTACCATAATTTAGAGTAACAAATATTTTAGGAACAATTACATTTAATAAATTTTGTTTCATTTCTGAAGCACTATTTCTTCCAAAAAAAGGAGCAACCGCTGCTAAGAAACTATCTCCTTGAAATCGTTTCCTATTTTCAACTCCAATTCGTAAGAATCCTTTTGCATTTGGAAGAATTTTCTGTAAATTACCAAATCTTCCTACAAGTGTAGCAGGATCCTGTTGAAATAGTTGATCAAGTTGTTTTGGTAATAATCCTATTTGAGGTTCATTATTTTCAGCAAGTCCAAGAGGTATAACATCTCCTACTATATACTTTTTTTGGATTCTTGATAATGCTAAAGTATATGGGTATATCTTACTTTTTTCTAGTTCAGGAATAAATTCTCCTTCTTCTTCATCTTCTACTTTTTTAGATTTATATTTTTCTAACTCTCCTTTACCTAAATCTTTAAATTCAATTGGGCTTGGAGAAACAAAACAACATGGTAGCTGCCAGCCACTTGGATGTGATGATTTCTTTAAAAAATTAATCCATACGTGTCTCTTTGTTGTTTTTGGCTTATACAGTCTCTGTAATACAGTTTCATTCACTCCAGGATTCTTACGATTCACAATTAGTTTTCCTAAACAGAATGGACAGGTGTTTGCAGGCTTTGAATTAATAATAGAACCGTCAGGTTCTGTAATATCTCTACGTAGTCTTGTTCCAACAAAATCTTTCTTTAATACTACAATCTCATCACGTGTACAGAAAAGTTCACTACATACATAATAGTTATTTCTATAACGTAGGACTGTAATTATATTGTCAGGATTATCTGTTTTAGTAGGCTCTTCAAAATTATCTCCTTCATTAGGAGGATATACTCTAAAATCAACTTCATCTTCTTCATATTCTACTATCATATCGTCATATTGTTCTCTTGTTAAAGCAGCCGGTTGTCTCATTTCATTAGCCGCACATGCTTGAACATACCCTAAATCAGAAGGGTGTTTTGTGGGAAAATCAAATAATGAAGTATCTATTTCTTTTAATTTCTGAATGAAAAAATTAGCAACACCTTTACTTGTATCTTCTGTTGTTGCTACTTTAGTTTTCTTCTCTTTTTCAAATTTTACTTGCTTTAATTCTTCATTCGGTAACTGTTTATCATTTGTAATTTTTTCTTTAATATTTCTAGAACTTACTTCTAGCCCAGTAGAATTATCAGTAGAATCATAATTATCAAACATTAAATCATCTTCATAATCTGGTAAAGAACTAGCATCTCCAGAATTTTCAGCAGATTCTGGCGTTGATTCTTCACTCACATCTGATTTTGTTAACTTTTCAAGAGCTTCAAATTCTTTTGTTTTTTTCTCAGAAACTTTTAAATCAATTTCTGGTAACGAAAGTATGAGTGAAAGTGAAGAAATTATTCTCTCCAGAGTTATAAAACTATCCACATTATATAAGTGAAATGTAAAAGCATTCTTATACTGAAAAATAGAAATATCTACACCTGTATTATTAAATGGAGTATACTCTTTTGATTCACCTATAATAATTTGCTGAACTTCATCTCTCTTTGTAAGCCAATCACTTACTTTCTGGCGTGCCGTTTCCAAATCAATTTGAAATTCTTCAGACACATAATTTATCATTTCAGAAACTGATTCATCACCTTTTACTATCTTCTTATTTATTAGTTGTGTTAGAAAACTGTAGATATTATCTTCTGTTGTAAAGTTATTAACAATCTTATAACGTAACATGTAAAATGGTTGTTCATTTGGCAGAGCTGAAATTTCTTGAAATATAGGTTTAAAAAGTGATAAACGTTTTTCAAACTGTTTTTTAGTAATTATAGCTGATGTTGCGCTCAGTTTTAGTCCAAATATAAAATTTCCAGAACTAATTGAAGGAAGAATATTATTCCTATTTATCTTACCAATTCCCTTTATAAAATCTTCTTCAAAATCTGAAAAATCTGAATCAAAATGTAATTTACGTATATTTTTTGGTGGTTCTACAATTACATCAAATGAACCATCATCTAGTAAACGTAATGTTCCATAAATATAAGGTACATCTAATATTGTACAGTTAAGTGCAATCTTGCCAATTATAAAGTTACGTTCTGGGGTAGGATTCTTTTCTTCAGACCATTTGCTTAGATAGTTTACATCAAAAATGTTAGGTATCTTATTTTCTACATCTATTAAATGGACCTTTGAAATTGCATTATTTGTAGATGATAGTAGTCTGAGATAAGGACGTGATGGATTTACATCTATATCATAAAACATAGACTCAATTGGTTCTTCAACTGGGTTTATAGGCCATGTTAGTTTTAAGAAACGCATACCAGCAAAGATTGGTTCTATGAGTGGATCTCCACGGCCTAATAGAGTATCAATAGTGTTAATATAATCAAATTTACTACTAATATATTCTAACTTTAATGAAAGGATTCTTAAATCTGCTTCATTTGGATACAAAGTTCCGTTTTTTAAGAAAGGGAAGTATGGGTATAATCTCCCATTAAATGTCTTTTCAGAAAGTGGCCTACTTTCAACTATATACTTCTCAATATCTCTGTAAAAAAGAAGATTTATCTTGTTAGTTTTTAATTTATTTTCAAGCAATAAATTATCATTTAAAACGATTGGGATATTTCTTCTTGAACCATCTGGATTTACAAAATTATTATTTATAATATCATCTTTTGGATTTTTCAACATAGATGTTTTCCAAGTAAAATCAATTGGTTCAACACCCTGACCTTTAACAAGATAGATAAGCTGATTATTGGGAGCAGCATAATCTTCACTTTTAAACTTTTCATAGATAGCAAGTTTTAAATCACTTATAGTAAAAAATGGGTATGTTTCTACTATTATTTCAGAATCACCTCTTGTAATATGAATAGAAATAGGTGTTAATGTTTTTAGTAATTTAGGTTTAGTTATTTTCTTAATAAAACTTTCAAACTCTTCTTTGATTGTCGGAGTTTCCATTATCCTAGTGTACCTAATGATAAATCAGTTCCATCTTTTGAAGAATCATACGATGGCTGGTCTGTGATTGACATGCCACAATATTTTACTGGATGAGCTTTGAAGTCTTGTGATTTATATAAACCACCAGTTTCAGCTTCTTTTAATAACCATCCAAAATTATTCCAAAATTCTGGTTCGTGTCCTATGCTTTTTGTAATCATATGAGCCATCTCGTGAATAGCAACAAACATCATAACATCTTCAGGAACTAAACTTTCATTACCTTTTTCTCTTTGTCGTAAACATAAATGAATTGATTCACCTTTATTTACACTATAACTTGTTAAATCTGCATCTGGTGTTGATTCATAAAACCGAGAAGGATCTGCTTCGAAATTTTTGACAAGTTGTTTTACTTGTGGCTTATCAGGAAACTTTGATTCTAAAAGCATTTTTAAATTCTTAAGACGTAGCCTTACCTTTGCCATTAAATCTGCTGCTGCCTGCTTATCAGGCATATCACGAACTAGATACTCTTTATTGTCGACTGAACTTTTAACATATACTAGAGGGTATTTACCTAATCCAAACAGTTTTTTGATTCCATTAATAGGATTGAAATCCATACTATGACCTATAAAGAATAAAATATACTATATCTTATCTTTTATCTGTTAACCGTATGCTTAAGCAATTTCTAAGTTGCGACGATTTACATCAGGTTCGATAGTGCTGTTTAAGAAAACAGACACAGGGACCTGGGGATTCGGGGGCTCAGAACGTAACTGGTAGTTAGCATTTCGTAAACTTTGACCAACTGTGTTTACACCAATCAGAGCACCAGCAGATAAGAAGTTCTTACCAGCTAAAGAACCAGTTCCCATGGGGTTCTGTTCAGCCCAAGTGCTATTTACGTCCTTAGGTAAGAGTTCAGATGGTGTTAACTGATCACGAGGGTAGCAGCCTGAAGGAGCTTGAGCATCGCCAAAGTCAGCTGGGCCAGAAGGATTACCTGGTGCTACTTCTGGGGCACCTGTTACTTCCTGTGTAAGTGTAGGTCCACTAACCGCATTCTGACCAGCAGAGGCTGAATAGTTAGATGCCGCAGATAATGTAGATTGGAACCCCTCTTTCTTACCAAAAAGTGATGGATTCAGTATATATAACGCTAATATAGCTATACCCACGACGAATAATCCAGTTGCAACATTCTGAGCAGTTTTATTGGATGCCATCTTGCCTTCTGTAATAATGTAAGCGTATATTTTTTTGATTCTTATTCAGAATCTTCTTCTTCTGATTCAAATGAAAGTTCTGATTCTGCATCTAGATCCGTGTGAATTCCATAGCGTCGGAAATACTTTTCAGCCATCTGTTCAGCTTTCATCGTTGCGATGGATGCCTTTAGTCTTGCTTCACGAATACGTCTTTTAAAGATTGCTCGGGAGGATAATTTTATTTCTGCCTCGGAATTATCAAAAGGGATTTCTTCATTTTCAACTAATTCAATATCTGCCGGATGAGATTGAATTACAATTGTTCTTGTTGGTTCTGGCTGAGTTAAATCTTCTGTATATTCAATCACATTTGACATTATAGGTTCATACTTTTCAAAACGTGCTTTCCAGATAATCTCAAACTTATTTGCTTGTATATAAAGTGTTGTAGGAGAAAAAATAACTCTCAACATTTTTGCTCCGTAGTTATTCGATAGTGATGGGACTGAAAAAGTATGAGATACTCGTTTTAAAAAGACTGTGGGTTTGATAGGAGATGAAAACCATTTATCTCCCTCTGTAAAAATTTTTTCGGCAATATTATTTACAACATCTTTAAATTCACTTGAATTTTCATCTGGCAAATATGATGCTATAATATTATTAATATCATGATATTCATTATACTCAAAATCATACGATGGTGTAAATTCAACCTTATATAAATTTTTAGAACTATTCCATACTGGACTTGTAAAATACATCTGCGATATATTATTTAAAAACCTTTAGGCATACATAATATGGGTGATTCTATACAGAAATTTATAAATAAAGTATTTATAAAACTTAATACCGACGATAATCGTAAGTATATTCAAATATATTTGATTGAACCTATGTTAAATCATATTCTTGAAAGAGTTTTTCCTTATATTATTTTAACTTCTGTTTTATTTATTGTTATGATTTTATGTATTGTTACAATCTGTATATTCATATACTATGATATAAAGAGTTCCAATATAACATCCCGAGCGTAAAAAAAATACACTTTAAAAAGAACATTTTTAGTAATGAGTATTATACAAAAAGAAGATGTAGCTAGTCTAATACGTAATTATGTTCACTATGATAATTTAGCATCACAGTTTTATAAGCAGACACAGAATGCTCGTGCTGTTCGCGACGATTATGAAAGAAGAATAATTGAAGAATTAAAAAAGAATAAGATGGAAAATGCTATAATTCAAATTGTTGGAGGTAAATTAAAAATAGTTGAAGAAAAACATTCATCGCCACTCACATTTAAATCATTAGAAGAATCATTACATAATTACTATGGGACTAAGAAAAAGATTGATGAAACTTCTGAGGTATTAAAATTTATAAAAGGTTCTAGGACGGTTGAAACTAGTTTTAAGTTAAAGAAGATTAATCAGTTGCCTCCACAGCCTACTCCAAAGGAGTAGGCGTTTGTGAATACATGAGCCAACAGCCTACTCCGAAGGAGTAGGCGTTTGTGAATACATGAGCCAACAGCCTACTCCGAAGGAGTAGGCGTTTGTGAATACATGAGCCAACAGCCTACTCCGAAGGAGTAGTTTAAACATTAGATACTTCATATAGTTAGAACAAATCAGTATAAGTAATAAGAATGTATAATTCAATTATTAAAAACAGATTTTCAGAATGGCAGAATGAAGACATATTCTCATATAAATATGGCTACATATCACGTAATAATGCAATTAGTATATTTATTAGAGAAGGATATATTCCTTTTATTTTTAAACATGGGTATTTTCTAAGTAAAAGTATTGAGGTGATTGAAAATACTATAGCAAGTATGTTATTCTATTTTACTATAGATAAATCACACAAATTTAATATTGTAACTAATAATGATTATGATGAACATTGGCAACATTTTAATTATATAATAAGTTATGATAATTGGAATGCTTTATTAGATTATTGGGATGATATATTTGACGGACTCTTTTTTACTAGAGAAGGTGGATTTTTAGGAAAAATGATTCTTCTAGCATATCAATATACGAATTTAGAAAAGTCTGTAGCATATTTAGAATATGTAGAAGATAATTCTAGCGATTTAGAAGATGATGAGATTACAAAGAAAGAAAAGAATATTGACCCATATATATTAGATCACATGAATAAGTATATATCATACAAAAATAGTAGAAAAGAAGATTAATATTTACTGTAGCCATTTATCATCATTAAATGGTAGAAGACCTAAACTATCTGCTTGTTTTTTAAATTCTTGGACTTTCTCATCAATCTTTAACAGAGGAACGGTCTTAGGCATATTTCCTTGTTTCATTAATAACTCTTGATCGTGTTGAGATTGTGGTGGTTTTACACCATAACAGTTGACGCCAAATTTCATTTCAGGATTATCAAAATACCCTCCATTTAATCCAGGAACTCCACAAGAGTTTTTATTCTCTTCAGGTCCTGCTTGTATACTTTTCCATGAATCTTCTTGTGTAGGATATACAGCAGCTTGTCCTTTTATCCAACCATAGTTACACCAATCAGCTCCTTTTGACCAAGCATCTTTTACTTGTTCATAAGTAGCAAGTTCTGCTCCTAAAGCACGACATAAGGGCTGAGCATCATAAAAAGTAAAATCGTTTTTACTTACGTTAAAGACTTCAGATTTACCCATAGGAATAATTTTATCAATTATATCTTTAGCACCCTGTTCTTTATTCTCTAGTAAGTTCTCATCTTGTGGAGAAACCGGCGCATCATTTACTGTCGCTTCAGGTGGGGTTGAGGCGTCTTCTAGAGGAGCAGAAGGTTTATTAAATGTATCACGAATTATTTGTCCTAAATTATTAACCCCTGCAATTATCTGGTCTTTAAATCTTATAAAAATTACAATAAATAGTATAGATACTAAAATAAAGATAATTAAGGGCCATGCTAGTCCACTTTTACCAGAATTTGTAGATACTCCATTAGAAGCAGCAGGGGACATTCCAGAAAAAAAACTATTACTAGATGATTTAGAATTTGAATTAAAAGGAATTAAACTATTAACATTTTTTAAAGAATTTTTAACATTAGTAATTGCTTGATTTGTTGTTTTACCAAGATTAGTATAAAAAGTTCCTAAGTTGTTCGCTGTTTTGGTGGAACTACTGTTCATCTAATTAGTTAATAATAATAATTGAAACTGTTTTTGAATATGTTCTACAAAAGAAATAATACCTACATCAACATGAATAGAATCCGGGGCTAATGATGGATACGCTATTCCAAATCCATAAGCGTTATCTGTTTCAAGAATTTTACCAGATGTTTTATCGTATTTTATTAAATTTATATTTGAAGAGATAGTTCTAGGTTCAAATCCAATTGAATATATAACCCAATCAGATTTTCTCAAACTTTTTAGAACATTATCTATTTTTGAAATATTAACTAAAGTAAGATTCTTATATTCACTATTTATTATACTATTTGCTATACGTTCAGCTTCTTCTTTAATCCCATCATACTCGCCATCTTTAGCAAATAAGAAAGGTTCTTTGTGTTTGTATATAGCAGTTGTTTGTATATTTAATTTATTTAGATTTTCTAGCACTAAACAACCACTATGAGAAGTTCCAAATAAGACTACTTTATCAGTTGGTTTTATATATCTTGATAATGTATCTTTATTTAACGCAACACTAATCGGAATAGATGGAATTTCGCATTCTAAAGATTTTTGGGTTGAACCTTGGCATAAGAATATTTTATTACTTGTTATCTCTCTTGTTCCTACTTGAATTGTAAAATAGTTGTCTTTTTTAATATATGTTACTAAACCTTCTACTATATCAACTTGCTTTACTATATTTTTTGTAAAATCTTTTAATATATTTGCTAAAATATACAGAGGTGTTATTTTTGATTCATCGTATATTTTATACTCCTCGGGGATAGTATAGTCTGGTTTAATTAGTTTTAAAGCATTTATACATTTACTAAAAGGTGTATTACTTATTACATCCCCATAATCTCTCATTAGAGCACCACCATCAAAATATGGATCAATCACGCATACTTTTGATAAATTTATGTTGTTTTCATGGAGAATAGCAAGAACTATCATTCCTGTTACTCCGTATCCAATAATAGCATACTCATACATCTCTATATATTACTAAAATTTTGTGTATTTATATAATTATATATTATAGAAGGATATGTTTCAAGCATATCTTGATTTGTATATACTCCATCATTACTTAATTGAGATAAGTACCAATTGGCTGAATAAGTATATATACTTGCGATTGTATCAATTCTAAATTCTTCACTATTATTATTTGCTATATCCTGAAAAATATTGGCTAAATTACTATCCTCGGCAGTTACTGTAAACATTATACTCAATAATTCGACAAAATTTTGTGTATTTATAGGAGGAATATTGGAAAGAACATAAGATTTAGCATAATCTGATACGTTTTCAATTGTTTGATATATATTACTTTGTGTTATTCCAGTAGTAATTTTAGTTTGAAGATTAGTATATTGATTATATGATAAGAATTTTGTTTTATTAACCACATTTAAAAGAGGCCAATTTGAGGAAGATGCTGGATTAACAGAACCATCATTATAGAGATCAGTAATAAGATAATTTATTACCAAAGGGTAATCATTTAAGAGGATCCCTGTTAAAAGAGACCCAGATACCGGATTATTATAGTTTGAACCATTACTGAGTGTATTATAGTTTGATAGAAGATTTGAACTGTTACTTAGTGGATTATTGTTACTGAATAAATTATTGTTACTGAATGGATTATTGTTACTGAATGGATTATTGTTACTGAGTGGATTATTGTTACTGAATGGATTATTGTTACTGAATGGATTATTGTTACTGAATGGATTATTGTTACTGAATGGATTATTGTTACTGAATGGATTATTATTACTGAATGGATTATTG